TAGTTCTTGCCCTCAAGCCAACGCAGTGCTGGGATCTTGGTCAGCGTTGAGAACCGATGACCCACCTTGGTGTCAGTGGGCTCATACTCACCATCTTCCTCGCGATAGACAGTGATTAGAGCTGCGGGATCATCAGCATCACCATTGATCGTGAACTCTGAGTCGGGCACGTTAATTGAGCCGTCACGTTCAATCCGGTCAATCTTGCCGCGAGCAGTGCCGCCGCTTGCATTCCAGCTGACGAAATCGCCAACTTTTAGGCCGTCAGGTTCAGCCCTATTCGTGTCCATGCTTCTATCACGAATTTCTTTGATTCTATCTGCTTTACCGCTACTCCACCTCTTTCCTGCCGGGCCTCCCCAAGCTGCTGCTGCCACTCTTCCAGGAGACGGATAGCCATCTTCTCCTGGCCTATATCCTTCCGCCTCAGCATCTACAGCGTGTCGCTCATGCCATGCGTTCATTGCAATAACAACGTCAGCACTTAATTCATCACCACTAAGAATCTGCGTAGCTCTGCGTGCTGCAACCTCTGTGCCACCAGCTTCGCCGTCAGCCTTCCAGTCGCGGTAACGCTGTGCCTCTTCCTTCATGCCCTCTGTGGGCGTCAGGTCAATCTCAACGCCCTCAACCTTCGCCATCTTCTGTCACCTCAGGTTCGGGTTCCGGCTGTTGCTGTGGCTGTTCCTCTTGTTCCTCACCAGGTCGCTCGGTGTCAGAGAACGCAGGAGCTGCGCCAATGCCCAGGCCAGCCTGAGCACCACCGCCACCGTTGACCTCGCTGGGATCAGTATCAAGGACGATGTTCATTTCATCGAGCATCGCCAGCTCAGCTTGACGTTGCTTCAGCAGATCATCAAGGTCACCACCTTGCTCTGCCACAACATCAGACAGCGTCTTAAATCCACAACGCACTGCGTCTTTGTACGCTGCCACCTCTTTCTGCGGGTCAACGTAGCCATAGGCCCGTGGGCACCACTTGACCATGCGGAAGCGGTCGGGGTTTGCCTCATAAGCAGGCAGATCAAGAGCGCCGCCCATCACCGCCATCTCAAGCCACATGTTGAACACAGGCTGGTGGAAGTTTTCGATCAAAAAGCGTTGAATGGCGCGGAAGTTATCGCGCGTCTCCAACAGCTCCAGCCGTGAACTGCTGTAGTTCGACTGGCTGAAATCAGACGACACCTGGGTATATGAAACGCCAAGACCAGCAGCGACAGCACGCAACATTCCGCGCGTGAACGGCTCAAACTGCCCGTCAGGTGCATCCAGCTGGGGCACCGTTACAGACTCGCCAGGTTGCAGATACTTGAAGACACCAGGAGCAAACGAATCAACGCGGTCGCCGTCATAGACCTCCTCAGCTGTGCCCAGCTCACCCTCAGTTGTGGTGATAAAGCCCATCAGGCTGCTCGATGCGCGAGCACGGATGACCTCTGCCTCCTCGTAGCCGGCAAGGTGATGCAGACGCTTTATTGCTGATGCAAACCAAGTAACGCCACGGGTCTGGCCTGGGCGCTCTTGGATATAGAGGTGCAGCACCTCATCAGCCGACAGCATCAAGTGTCGCTTTGCTGCAGTGCCGCTGAACGGTGCATCTCCCGGATGCTTTTGCAGGAACGCATAACGCACAGCGCGTCCAAACTTATCGACCTCAACACCCATGCGCCATTCGTTGCCATCAGCGCTGGCCTTGCCCGTATAGGTCTCGTCAAGCTGATCTGACTCAATAACTTGCAGCGCAAACGGGATTTGGCTGCCACCAAACGGACGACGAATCACCCTGACGAACACCTCGCCGGATTCACACATCGCGCCGACGATCATGCGCTCGATGTCGGCAAAGCAAAGGCGACCAGCAACGTCGCAATAGCTCTTATATCCCCAGTATTTCCACGCCTTCTCGATCCTGTTGTTCAAGTCTTCATCAAGCCGGCCGCCACGTTGCATCAGCACCTGGGCCTGCAGCTTGATGCCGGTCCCGATGACGTTGTTCATCACGGCGCGCTTCGCCTGCCGTGCGTAGTCAGAGTCCCGCACCAGCTGACGTGCGCGGTTGCGCAACCTGGCAAGGCTGCCATGCACCTCAGCATCAGCACTCGTCCCGCCGGTCACCCAGCTGGACGTGAGACGGCTCATCGTCGCGCCTTCGTACTGACGCCGCCTTGGCCGGCGGGGCTCATAACCAAGAGCCCGAAAGAGTCGAGTTGCGAGGCTCATCAGAAACGAACAAAGAGGTTGAAGGGATCGCCTTTGCCATTGGCAATCAGCGCGGCACGGCGTTCACGCTGCACCTCAAACTTGAGCTTAGATTCCAAAGCAATAAGATCTGCCATTTCGTAGCGGGTCAAATTGCGACCAGCAACGCTGTAGCTCTTAACAGCATTGCCGTTAGCAATATCTCTGATTGCTTTTTGAACAGCTGCTAAATCTTTCTCGGCCTGCGTGCGGCCATCAAATGCGCTGGGGTCACCTGTGTAATCAAGACCGGCAAGAACTTCAATCTGGCCAGTTGCCAGGGTTACTGACTCGCTGTCCTTGGTTGCAATGGCCTGGAAAAACCAGTTGCCAGCATCAAACCCATCAGAGTCACTTGCGCTGATCGTGAATTCCCAGCCAGTGCCAAAGGCTGTGCCGGTCGCCGTGTGTCCCTCGTTATTTGTATTTGTGCGGAAGTAATACTTCAGCGTGTAATCACCGCTAGTGATTGAGTTGCCGAGGTTATCTCTGCTCGCATCGTGACGCCATTTGATCGTGTCGCCTGCCCTGATTTGGTCCGGTAACTGAGTCACGGTTTTACCAGTTGTTGACGAACGACGACGGCGCCGATGGCTTCGCCTTTGCTTCCTTCGATCTTAGCGGCTGCTCCAAACGCTTTTCCAGTTGATCCCAGATAGTTCTGCGATCAAATTTGCGATACATCAGCTGAAACGCTGCGTAGGAATAACAAAGGGTGTCGAGGCTTTCATTGCGCTTACCTGGCTTCAACACCCACACCCGCTCAGGGAAGCCATTCCGAAACTTGATCGCCTGTTTCTCAGCGGTCAACATCTCGAAGTATTCCTGCCCAGTAGCAGCGTGAAAGTGCAAGTAACCCTCGCCGGGATCCGCGTGACGCAGTCTTCCCATAAGGGTGTTTTTGCAGGTATCGGTGCCGATGCCATACAACACTGCACCCTTTTTGATTGCCTTGCCGCGTGAGTTGATGTCAACGCGCGACGGCTTGCCGATCGCTGGCTTGTTCCGCTGGCTCAGACCCTTGATCGCGATGACGCCCTGGGCCTTGCGCTCGCGTGCGTACTGATAAACCTCGCTGGTCGCCATGCCACCAGAGTCAACAGCGGTGAAGTCAGCCTTGAGGCTGCCGCCCAGCTCGTGCGGCCATTTGCGCATCACGAACTGATCAAGCTGTTTCCACACCGCAGCCTGCGTCGGATCTCCTGCGATCTCTTGGTATTGGATCAGCCAAGCTTCCTCATTGCGGCCCCAGCCCCACACGCTTACAGCCAGACGTTCGTTCAGCGTTCCGCCGCCACCCTGCACGTCAACGCCAATCGTCACTGACAACACGCCGGCCGGCAGCGTGCCCTCCTCATAATCCTCACAACGCTCAAGCAACACGTCTGCGCTCATTGCGCTTGCGTAGTCGTCAGAAAACGTCTCGCCCAGCGTGGTGTTGATCCAAACCCGCAACGCCTCAGGGTTTGACTTGGCTTCTAAAAATTCAGCCACAAGATCAGCCCAGCGTGCGTTCGGGCTGTAGCTGTACGCCGCCCAGATGTGAAAGCCTGCGTGCTTACCGTTGCCCGGTGCAGTAGCCCGCCACTCACCGCGCTCAACCATCCAGCGTTTCTTGCTATGCGGAATCAACGTGCCGCAGCTCTCGCACCCGTAAGCAGCCGTCTCAGGGTTGTTGTCGATCCATTTAATGTTCGCCCACTTCAGGTACTGCATATGCCCGCAGTCAGGACAAGGGACGTAGTACCGGCGCTGATCTGACTCGCCAAACATCCGCTCGATGCGGCTGAAGTCCTTCACCGTCGGCGTACTGCCGGCAATGATCTTGCGGTTCCAGTAATACTCAGTCCGCTTAATGCCCAGCTTGATCTGATCACCTTCAGATCCTGCTGACGCCGGATAACCGTCAACCTCATCAAACAAAACAACGCGCCTACTCACACGCCTGAAGCCACGCGGTGAGTTAGCCCCCACCAGCGACAACGTGCCGCCGGGAAAATTCTTCTGCAGAATTGTGTTGCTTCCGTCCTT